TTCTGGCTACACTAATGTATGCTCTGCTGTCCTTGTTGACGAAGCTAGTCAAGTTAAAGAGAAGCTTCTCGGCATTCAGTCAAAGACTGGTAAAGACGCGCAGGAGAATATTTTCATGAAGAAGGTAGTTGCGATATTCCGCAGCTACCCTTTCTTTTTTAAGCCTATCCAGGACGGTACTACTAATCCGCGTATGGAGCTTGCGTTTCGCGAGCCATCTAAACGTATTACAAAGAAGAACAAGACATCGCAACAGGGGGATGCTCTTAACAGTGTTATAAATTGGAAGAACACCACGAATAATGCATACGACGGAGAGAAGCTACATATGCTGTATCTCGATGAGGCTGGAAAATGGGAGAAGCCAACCGATATCCGTGAGGCGTGGAGAATTGAAAGAACTTGCCTTATTGTAGGTAAAAAGGTGGTGGGTAAAGCTCTGGTAGGCAGTACAGTAAACCCAATGGATAAAGGAGGGGAAGAATACAGAGGGCTTTGGCATGACTCAGATCCAAACGAAAGAAATAACAATGGTCGCACAAGATCTGGGCTTTATCGAATTTTCATACCAGCTTACGAGGCGCTAGAAGGTTTTTTCGATCAATATGGAAATCCTGTGATAGAAAACCCTGATGTTCCAGTAAAGGGCATTGACGGGGAAGAAATAGATCAAGGGAGTAAAAAGTATTTGAAAAACGAACGTCACTCATTTAAAGACGATCCTTCTGAATTGAACGAAATAATTAGGCAGTTCCCTTTTACTGAGGATGAAGCGTTTAGAGATAGCATTGAGGGGAGCTTGTTCAATATCGGAAAGATATATCAACAAATAGAGTTTAACGAAGATCTCTATCCAAACCCCGTCGTTCAAGGAAACTTCGTATGGAGAAAGAAAGACGAAGAGGTAGCGTTTTCTCCAGATCCGAATGGAAGATTTCGAGTCGCATGGCTACCTCCAGATCATCTAAAAAACAAGCAGGCTGACAATAGAGGGAAGAGAGTAGCTCCTAATGCTCATATTGGAGTCGGAGGTGTTGACTCCTACGATCTAGATGCTACGGTAGACGGAAGAGGATCAAAAGGAGCGCTTCATATGTACAACAAGTTCAATATGGACGTTCCTCCTAACATGTTTGTTGTAGAGTATGCTTCTCGTCCTGATCTGGCTAGTATATTCTATGAGGACGTTCTTATGTGCGCTTTCTTCTACGGGTACCCTTTACTTATAGAGAATAACAAATACGGAATCGCAAGGTACTTTGAATCAAGGGGTTACGACGGATATCTAATGGATAGACCAGAATTCTTAAAGACGAGCAACTCTCACTCTAACGTTAGGACCAAGGGTATACCGTCTAATTCACAAGATGTAATTCAGTCTCACGCACAGGCGATTGAAGCCTATATTCATGACCACGTTGGCGTAAACCCAGAGAATGGTGAAATGGGCAAGATGATGTTCAATAGAACCTTGGAGGATTGGATAGGCTACAAGATAGACAAAAGAACCAAGTTTGACCTTACCATAAGCTCTGGGCTGGCATTGCTTGCAGCTCAAAAAGAAAAGAAAGAAAAGCCAAAAGCGAGCTTTGAAGACAAGAAGTTTTTTAGGACTTATCGGCCAAAAGCCTGGCACTCGTAGTTTTACTATATTTGCAATGAGGTAAAGACTCCACACATTGCAGATGTATACTAACAATAAAAAATCTTCCAAGTTTCCTGACCCTTTAGCTTCTTCTGAAGAAAAGCAAGGCAAGGAATATGGACTAAGCTACGCTAAGTCTGTATATCATCAGTGGGGAAACCTGGACAATCAAAACTCTATTTTCAGGAACAGAAAAAGAGTCTTTGAAAAAAACAGAAAGTACGCTAACGGAACTCAAGATACAACTATTTACAAGTCTCTTCTGACATCTCTCGATCCAAATAACGGAGATGGAAGCATGGTTAATCTTGATTTCACTCCAGTTCCTATACTCCCTAAGTTTGTAAGGATTGTAGTAAATAAGATACTTTCTTTATCCCCGTATCCTAATTTAGAAGCTGTAGACCCTATCTCCTCTTCAGAGAAAGATAAAGAGAGGAGAAAGCTGGAGATGCTTATTTCAGCTAAAGCTCAGTTGAAAAAAATAGAAGACAAGACAGGCGTTGTCATTGGAGCAGACTCAAATAGCATACCAGACACACTTGAAGAGGCAGAGATATTTATAGGAAATAACATAAAGTCTTCTTCTGAGATTGCCGCACAGGTAGCAACCAACCTTACGTTAGAATGGAACGATTTTAACGAAGGAATACTCAGGAGGGCCGTTAACGACCTGACCGTTTTAGGCATGGCCGTAGTAAAGAGAAGTAATGATCCGAATTACGGTATAAAGACGGATTATATAGATCCAATTGATTTTGTTCACAGCTTTACCGATGATCCGAATTTCTCTGATCTGGTTTATGCGGGTCACGTAAAGAGAATTCCAATTCAAGAGCTCAAGAGGCTTGCTGGAGATGAATTCACAGAAGATGAGTATAAGAAGATAGCGGCTCAAGCTCAGCAGAAATACGGGTACGATAGATCAAAACTTGAGAAGTCATCTTACGATAGGGTCAATGACGTAACCAGGTTTGGCTATGATGAATATATCATAGAGGTCTTAGACTTTGAGTTTATGTCAGTAGATTGTGAGTACTATGAGTCGAAAGAAAACAGGTACGGAAACGTAGGGTTTTACGCTAAAGGTGAAAATTACAAGGCTCCTAGAAACTCAGTATTCAATAGAGAGGTTACCAAGCTAGAGACGTCTTCTGTATACGGAGGGTACTACATCTTGGGGACTGACTTTATCTTTAATTATGGAAAGAAGAATAACGTTCCTAGAAATATTCATGACATATCCAGAACGAATCTTTCTTACTCTGTTTGCGCTACAAACATCTTAGACATGATGCCTAAGTCTATGGTTGATAGCTGCATCGGGTTTGCTGATCAGCTTCAGCTGACCCACTTAAAGATTCAGCAAGCTGTAGCAAAGGCAAAGCCAGACGGTATTATTATAGATATCGAAGGTTTAGAGAATGTTCAGTTAGGGAAGGGTGGTGAACTGCAGCCACTAGATCTTCATGATATTTACGAGCAGACTGGTGTTTTCTACTACAGAAGTAAAAACCCAGAGGGTGGATTCCAGAACCCTCCAATCAGAGAAATAGGGAACAGTATAAGAAACATAAACGAGCTTATTGGCCTCTATAATCACTACTTAAAGATGATTCGTGATGCCACGGGTATCAACGAAGTAATGGATGCTAGCTCTCCTAAGACTGACGCTTTAGTAGGAGTTAGAAATCAAGCCTTAGCTGCAGCTAATAACGCTATATACGATATAACAAATTCGTCTATGGTTCTTTACAAGAAGGTTTGTAGCGATATTGTAAAGTGCATTCAAATCATACATCCAGATTCTATTCTTTATGCGATGTATGAAAACGCCATAGGAAAAGAGAACATGTCTCTCTTGAACTCTTTCAGAGATCTAGCTATGTATAATTTTGGCGTTAGAGTCGTAAAAGAAATGGAGGAGGCTGAGCGGCAGTATTTAGAGCAAAACATTCAGATTGCTTTAAGTCAAAAAGAAATCGACCTTGAAGACGCTATCGCTGTAAGACAACTTAAAGACATAAATCAGGCTGAACGTTTACTTGTAGTTCGCAGAAAGAAGCGAATGGCTCAACAGCAGCAAATAGCAATGCAGAACTCTCAACAGCAAGCTGAGATCCAGCAATCTTCTGCTAAAGCTACCTCGGAAGCAAAGCAACAAGAAATGCAGCTTGCGGCTCAGCTAAAGGCACAGGAGTTGCAACTCAAAGCTCAACTAGAAGCTCAACTAGAAGAAGTGAAACACGGTTTTAATAAGGAGATCGAGATGATTAAGGCTGAAGCTTATAGTACTCGTGTGACTACAGAAAAAGACTTTAAGGCTGCTATTGAGACCATGAAGGATGACAGGAAAGACGAGAGGGTTAAAAAGCAAGCCGTAGAACAAAGTAAACTTATCTCTCAGAGAGATGGCAAAAGAGGGGAGTTAACCGACGAGTCAGCTCCTGGTGACGTAACATCAGAAATATTAGGATAATGGCAACGACTATAAACTTAGACACTGCTTCCAGGGTAGACATAACGTGCAGAAAGGGTGATACTTTTACTCTTTCGTTGACCATTACTAATGCTGCTGGTGATACAGCAGGCTTTCAGGAAAATGACGATTTTTTAATGCAAGTAAGGGATTCGGATACTGGAGAAGTCATCGTAAACGATTCTTCAACCCCTTTTCAAATTAGTGTAACAAACGCTACAGCTGAACAGGTAACAGCAAAAAAGATTGATCTGACGTTAGCTGCTAGCGTAATGGAAAACATGCCTTCAGGTCTTTATGTGTATGACGTTGAGCAGACTAGTGGCTCAACGGTAAAGACGTTGATTTACGGCACTATAAAAGTTAATGAAGATATATCCGAATCGTAATGCCTATAAGCGTAGATCAACCATCTATTTTAAAGGTATCGAGCACCAACGGTGATGTCATAAAGGTATCTATTGTTGCTGGTGATTCAACGACCAAGGTGGTCGCGTTGAACCAAGTAGCAAAGAATAATGTGACTATATCCAACGGCTTAGGATCTGGTCCTGCTGGAGCTCCTGGAGCTGACGGGGCCACGGGAGCCACTGGGGTTGCTGGACAAAATGGTGCTACAGGGGCTACTGGAGCTTCTGGCTCGGACGGAGCTGCTGGGGCCACGGGGGCCACGGGAGAGACAGGCGCTACTGGAGCCACGGGAGAGACAGGCGCTACTGGGTCGTCTGGACACGGTGGAGCCACGGGCTCTACTGGACCTGTTGGGGATACTGGTCCAGTTGGACCTACTGGAGATGCAGGGCCTCAAGGAGAGCAGGGTTTGACTGGACCCCAAGGTCCAACGGGTCCGCAAGGTGCAACTGGAGTTGCTGGAGTTGCTGGAGCTACTGGAAAAAGCTCATTCGAAACCTATAAGGATAGTCAGAACGATCAGAGTATAACCGAGTCGCAATTTATTGCTGCTATTACTGGATCTACTGGTGTTGTAGGCACTATATCTGGCGCTTCTGGAAGTACTGGGCCAGTTACCTCTCCTTCTGCTTTATCGTTCAACAACTTTACTATAAGCGAATCTGGCGGAACCGTAACTGTAGATCAAGAGAAGTTTACTCAAAACTATGTTTTAAACATACCTAGCTCTACAAGTCATCCGAAATCATTTGGAAAGTACCTTAATGGGGCTACGGTTCCTACAAACGGGAAGACAGCACTTGAAGTCCTTATCGATGCTTTCACAGACCTTGTAAATCCTACAGCTACTTTCTCTACAGGGAACTTTGCTTACAGATCTTACTCTTCTTCTCAGTCTGTTACTGGTAGCATTAGCATAACAAATACGAATGCAAATGCTGGCTCTAATATTTTTTACAGAGTTTTCGAGAAGGCATACGGTACGGACGATACGAATTACGTTCAGATATATCCAGCAAGTGATTATGCTAACGGGGGAGTCGGAAATAATGTAAGCGATTCGTTTACCGTTACAGAAACGATTGGAGCCTTCCCTTCAACTCTAAATCTGTTTACTCATAAACTAGAGTATTACGACAGCAACCTGGGGAGCGGAACTCTATTTACTAGAACTGCCACTACATCTATATCTGCTTATTCTGCTCCTACAGTCTCTGTAACCCCAACGAGACAGGACGATCCTACCATAAGCAGTGACAGTGACGCGGCAAGATTCCTTGGTAACAATGATTCTGACATAAGCATTTCGGTCACCAGAAACACAGCTGGAGTTAACATCAGCAACGTTCGATTGTATCAAAGCGGAAATGCTACTCCGATATACACGAACACGACCCCAAACACTGGAAATGGAACTTACACCACCGTTCATTTAGCTAACAACACTTCTGGGACCGTTACATATTACGCGGAAGTAGATGACCTAAAAAGCGAAGAAGACTCTGCTGCTTATGCTGGAATTAGCGGAAACGCTAGCTACACCATGAATAGAAGGTACAGAATATTGGTTTCTTCTTCAACTGAGCTTGACGGTAGTTCTACTGCAGTTACTCCTCTGTATGATAACTTCACCACGGCTGATGGGGCGATAAGCACAATGACTACTGGTACTACGTTTGCTACCACGTTTACAACCACTTCAAGCTCAAACACAGCAGGTAATTACACTTATTTTATCTACAGAGGAGACGCCAGTGAGGTAACCGAAATGAGAGATGGTAGCGCTACTGGGACGTTGTATTCTATATCCGATATATCCGCTGGACAAGAGACAGATTTCTACTACTTGGGCCTTCTTGATTTAGAGAATGAGTTTGGCGTAACTGAAGACTACCACGTCTACAGAACTAGAATCACCCAAGCTTTTGGAGCTGGATCCATCATATACATAAAAGTAGATTAAGATGCCAAAGTTTCCAGGTATATTAGAAAATAACAACCCTAACGAAACCATCATAAGCCTTCTTGGCTTACAGGTTAAGGGGATAGGTATCTTTGACGTCATATCGAACCCAGGGGCTGGAGAGAACTCTCGCGATGGACTTTCTTCTTCTTTGAAAACAGAGGGTTACTTGGCTTACGTTAAGGCTGAGGATAAGCTTTATTTATTTACTGGCGACCCTACTACGGACTGGACAACATCGAGCAGCTGGGAAGAAGTAAATACAGGAACTGGAGGCGTAGGCGCTACGGGGGCTACTGGCCCTGAAGGCCCTCAAGGTCCTACAGGTCTCACTGGTCCTGAAGGCCCTCAAGGTCCTACAGGCCCTACAGGCCCCACTGGAGTCGAAGGACCGACAGGTCCCACTGGAGTCGATGGCCCTCAAGGCCCTACAGGAGTTGATGGTCCTACTGGGCCAACTGGACCGACAGGTCCAACGGGTCCTACAGGAATTGATGGTCCTCAAGGTCCTACAGGCGTTGATGGTCCTGAAGGTCCCACTGGTCCTACAGGTCCTACTGGAGTAGATGGAGCGCAAGGTCCTGAAGGTCCCGCTGGTCCTACAGGTCCTACTGGTCCTACAGGAGTTGATGGTTTGGAAGGTCCTACTGGTCCCGAAGGCCCAACGGGTCCTACAGGCCCTACAGGCCCCACTGGAGTTGTTGGTAGCGTTAGCGGAGCTTCTGGGGTTGTCACTAACCCTACATTTATTGAGTTTGACAAACTTGATGTTGCTGCCACTGGAGTTGGCGGGGCTTTGATTAGTCAGGAGAAGTTTACTCAAGACTACGTTGCGAATATGCCTACGGTAAACGGTATCGTAAAAACGTTTGGTAAGTACCCTAATGGCGCTACAGTACCAACTAACGGAAAAACTGCTTTAGAGGTTTTATTAGATGCTTTGCAGGATGTCGCAGACCCAGAAGCGGCAGTTACTGGGCTTAGCTCCCCAGTTTATGGGCGAGGAAACTTTACAGATACTGTTACTTTAAATTTTGGTATAAAAAACAATACCACAACTTCAGGTACTTCTGGTGTCTCAGCAACCTTAGAGTGGGGTGTAAACGGATATGGGGTTGCAAATGGTGGCGGCACTCAAACATACTCAAATACTCAGGTTTATTTTGGAGCTCCAAACATCAATCAAAGCATAACATTCACTACGTCTTATAGCGCTTCTAATAACTATCAAGTAAGGCTTACTGTAGTTGAAACTGGGACTAACGGTGATATTGTTACATCAACTGTTCAGAATTCTTCGGGGACTGCAAACTGGGATACGAGCATCAGCGATATGACCTTTACTGGTACTACTGGGTTGACTACTACAGCTGGGCTTACTGAAACGTCAATTAGAAGAATAAGAGGAAACACTAGCACTACGTTTGATATAGACATTTCAAGTGATGAGCCATCATATGTTGATATATCTACTATTAAGATATACGGACATGTCGGTAACAGCACTTCATTCCCTGAATCGGATCTCCTGACTACGATAACAGTTAATAGTTCTAGCTACTCAAACGATACAGCATTCACTCACGATCCAGGAAACGTTAGCAGTTACAGATACAGAACAGTCGTAACAGACGAGCATGGATTTACATCAACAGACACAGAAGAAACAATAATATATTATTACGAGACTTATTTCGGGCTTTCTACTGACTCTGCGTTTGATGCTGCAAACACAATTGATGACCTCTCTGCTGAGTTGTTTACATCAGTTCCTGGTGGAATTGACGGTATCGGTCCGTTCAGCAATTCTGGTGGTAGCACATATGTGTGGATTGCATATCCTTCGACTACTGATATAACTGAGATAAGCGACGGTGCAGAAGTAATTACTGGTGGGTTTACCCAGCAATCTGATGCAACAATAGCTGGCCTTAACGGTGAGTCAACGACATATAGTGTATATAGGTCTAATGCGGCTGGATCATTTGATAACGTAACTCTTTACCTGACGTAATGGCTATTAAGAAAATTGCAGAATACGAGCACGGGAATGCTAACCTTGCTTTTGTTGACTCCAACTTTGTGAGGGGAGGCGGCAGGACAGTTGACAACTTAACGGCGCTATACGAACTAACCGTAAAAAGCGATCAGCTAAAGGAGAACGTAACAATCGTATACGTTACAGCCGAGAACGCCTTCTACATGCTTACCGATGACACCAATATCGGTAATTCTAATGGCTGGACTGATATTTCTGATATAATATCGGCTGGAGGGGCAACTGGAGCAACAGGCGCCACTGGACTTACGGGCCTTACAGGTCCTACGGGAGTTGATGGTCCTCAAGGTCCTACGGGAGTTGATGGTCCTCAAGGCCCGACTGGTCCTACAGGCCCTACGGGACCTACTGGGCCTACGGGACCTACGGGACCTACTGGAGCCGACTCTACAGTACCAGGACCTGTAGGATCCACAGGTGCTACTGGTGAACAGGGTGCTACTGGTGCGGACTCTACTGTGGCTGGCCCTGTGGGCCCCACTGGCCCAACGGGTCCCGCTGGCCCAACGGGTGTGGTTCCAGCTTACAGCACTTATGCAGATGTTAATGTAGATACCGTTGGTGGTGCTGCTGATGATAAGTTTTATTTCTCTCTATACGATGTAGACAATTCGTCTTTCAAGAAAATAGACACAAATGAAGTAGCTTCTTACCTGGCTATAAAGTTGGCTAATGAAGCTGTTGATCAAGGTTTGGCGACTGAAGCCGAACTCACTACTGATGGTCTTTTTGCTGATATCAATGGCGATGGTGCAGTTGGAACCAACGACTTGCTTTTGCTGTTGGCGGCTTACGGATCCTTGGTCAACAGCAACTCAACTGAACTTTCTTTTGCTAGCTGTCCTGCTATAGCACTCGAAACACCAAGTTATAGTCAGGGAGATTACGAAAATCTAGAAATATCTGGAACCGCAGCTCAAGTCTCGTCGGGTACCCCCCCAGATTTTGATTTTACTGTCGATGCTACAAACGATGAAATTGACATCACAGGATCTTCAGATCTCATTGGATCTGTCACCGTTTATTACGGATGGAACAACAATGATTTAGCTGGTTGTAAGTTTGATCCGCTTCAAATACAGGCTAATTTTACAGCCGAAGATGAATTAAGCTTAAAGATAGAATGGGATTATATGGATGGTTCCACTGTAATTGCAACAAGCAGCCATGTGATAGAAAACATAATGACTCCTGCTAACGCTCTCACTAATGTTTTATACAACAATTCTTTCTCTATAACTTCATTTGTAAAGTCAAATTGGCCCACAACCAATCCAGAAAACATAGACGTTTTGACTTTTAGGTTCATGGTTTCTGCTTCGCAAGGGCACGTATCTTCGGTTAAAATTACAGACAGCTCTAAATTTGTATTCGGAGTAGGTTCTTACGCTCAATAATTCATCACAATGGCTAAGATTATCGTAAATCATTCAGAAAACTCCGTTTCAGTAAAAGTCGGTACTCTCTCCAACAGATTTTTCAAAAAGGGTGAGCTATCAGCTTCTGCTGGAACAAATCAGGATGAGATAACGATACAGGATACTGTAAACAACGTCTACATCTGTAGAAACTTCCCTTATGCAGAGGTTATTGATTCTTCTGGATCCGCTTGGGGAGGGAGCAGGGATGCGACGGTCACAAACCTGAACAACGTAATAAACGCCACCCCCTCGGTTTTTATAAAAACTACAGATGACATTACGAGTCTGTCTGGGGTTACGTCAACTGATTTTGTGGCCGCAAAACCAGGGTATAGTCTCTTTACTGGGACTACAGATGGTAGTTTACGAAGCTCTGACGCTATCGTCTTAGGCAACCAAAGAGTTGTCATGGGGACGCATATTGATATGAATAATTTTCATATCAAAACAACAACCACTAATTACGATATCAGGTTCACCCCTCACGGCACTGGAAGTGTAAATCTGGATGGTACGGTTCAATTCAAAAGGTTTGACACTACAGATCCAGCTGACATCCCAACAGCAGAGGAAGGTAAAATGTACGCGGATACAGACGATAATCTGTTCTTTGGCGTATCTGGTTCTTAATCACTATATTTGTAAAAAAATAACCCCTTTATAAAATGGCAACTTGGAAAAAAGTAGTAGTTGAATCAGCCGCCGATACAATTACTCAAGACACAACTGGAAATGCAGGCACGGCTACGGCCTTAGAAACTGCAGTAAACATTGGCGGTGTATCGTTTGACGGAACCACTTCTATCAACCTACCTGGTGTAAACGCTTCGGGCACCCAGAACACAACTGGCAACGCAGCTACAGCAACAGCATTACAGAATGCTCGTACAATCGGAGGAGTTTCTTTTAACGGTACAGCAAACATCAATCTTCCAGGCGTAAACACGGCAGGAAACCAAAACACTTCTGGAAATGCAGCCACCGCTACGACGCTTGCAGCAGCAAGAGACTTTTCACTCACTGGAGACGTAACGGCTACTGCTGTATCTTTTAACGGAGGAGCTAACGTAGCCCTTAGCACATCCCTTGCAGCCGAGTCTGTAGGTAGTGCACAACTTGACCTTGTTGATGGAAACTCACCTTCGAACGGATATATTTTGTCATATGTATCCAGCGGATCAAATGGTGATTTCCAGTGGATTGCAAATACAGCGTCCGCAAATGACAGCACCATTACGCTGGACGCTGGTGCAGGTCTGAAGACTGGAGGTGCGTTTACGGTTAACCAGGCAGGTAATGAAACCATTACTTTTGATATTGATTTACAGAACGTTCAAGAGGCTGTTTTTAGTCCTAGTGCCGATTATGTAAACTTCATTGATGGCGGTGCAACTGGAGACACAAGAAAAGAACAGTGGTCTGACATTGCTACAGCAATTACTGGAACAAACCTTGCATCTCAGAATGGTGTAATTAAACTTGCTGTTAATCCAGATATTGAAGGTACTCTTGCCGTAACTGGAAATGCAACATTTGATTCAAGTGTTACTGTTGCTGGAAACTTGACGGTAAACGGCACTACCACAACGGTTAACTCTACTACTGTAGAAGTTGCGGACAAGATGTTGAAGCTGGCTAACGTAGCTAATCCTGACACCGATACAGCAAATGGTGGTGGTATTCAATTGGAGTCTTCTTCTAGTTCTGATGAATGGCCTGAGCTCAAGTGGAACTCAAGCGGAAACCTCGCTGGTTGGACTGTATCTGACCACACAGCCACTTCTTCTACTGACTTCCCTATTGCTATTATGGAATTTGGTGCAGCACCTCCTTCTTCTCCAGCGATTGAAACCGAAGGCGGTGCGGGTTCATTCTTTGCGGATACAACCAACGGAAACCTTTATCTTTACATTTAATGGGAATACTGAGTAAGCAGGGGTCTTCTAATACGGACACCCTTACTCAGCAAGAACTGAATTACTTACTTTCAGCTATCTCTGAAATGAAGTTTGACGGTAAGGATGTTCTTCTTCTGGGTACTATTGTAGAGAAGTTAAGCAATCAGCTTAACGCTAAGTAAGAATCAAATTAATTAAATTCAAATGAAACTAGAAATTCAAGAAGTTTACTTGCTTAACCAAGCTTTGTCAGCATGCACGGTAAAGGGGTCTGACGCTAAGGCGGTAGCATCGACGATGACAAAACTTGAGAAAGAGTTCGAACGCTTACAAAAACTAGAAGAAAAGAAGTAATATATGGCATCCTGGAAGAAAATATTAGTTGAAGGTGACGCTGTATCTGATAATATTGGTACAGCAAACCTGACTCTTTCGGGGAATAGAACGCTTGATACTGATGGTAATGACCTGTACATAAAAAACGGTGCAGCAAATCTGTTGGTGTGGAGCGCTTCGGCTGGGACTTGGACGTTTTCCGAAGAAGTTCTTTTCAAAAACAATCAGGGGTTTACTGCGGGGGAAATTAGGTTGAATGAAGACCCAATTAATGGGTCTAACTATATATCTCTTAGAGCTCCAGACAGCATGTCTGCAAACCTGTCTCTTGAGTTGCCAGCTACTGACGGTACAAGTGGTCAAGCGTTGGTTACTGATGGCGCTGGAAATCTTTCTTTTGCTACTGTAGGCGGTGGGTCCAACACGAATATTGCAAATGCTAACCTAACTGCGGATAATAACCGCACGTTAGATATGGACGCTAATACTCTAACTATCGATATAAACGATGGAGAGTTTACCGTAAGCGACTCAACTAACGGTGACACGTATATACAGGTTGGCTCTAACGTGCTTCAGCTTGGTGACACTGGTATGGCTGTAGAGTCAGACGGCGTATTTCAAGCTAAATTAGGAATTGAGCACGACGAGGCTAACTTGACGGTAGCTGGCGCATACGGAGCAGGTTCAGAGATTACGTATTTAGGCGCTTCCGCTACATCCACCACAGAGGGTAGGATTTATTACTACAACGGAACGACATGGGCTTCTTACTCTTCGTCAACAGAGGCCGCGCAAAAAGCTTTACTTGGCATAGCAATAGGGACTACTATGGCGAAAGGGTTTTTGCTCAAGGGGTTTGTAAATCCTAACGGAACCACAAATCTTACAACAGCTTCCCCTGTATACGGGGCTGCCAACTCTTCCGCGACAACTACTGCTCCAACATCGGGATATCAACGCGTGATGGGCCATTCAATCAGCACGTCGGTTATGTTTTTCAATCCATCTACAGAATATATCGACCTAGCGTAATGCCAGATATAGAAGGAATTTCAGGGGTAGCGGTAGCTAATATTGAGTCGCTATCTGGAAAGGCAATAGCTAATGTTGCAAAGTTTTCGGGAGTCACTAAGGCAGCGCAGAGCGGTGGGGGTATCGTTACTGACAATTTGTATCAACATTACGATGCTAGTGACAGTAATAGTTATCCAGGTACTGGCACAACTTGGACGGACCTGCAAGGCAATTACAATGTTACATTATACGGTGGGCCACAATATAACTCCAGTCAACCATCGCATTTCGATTTTGATCAGGTTAACGATCGCGCTCGTGGGGCAACAGATTACGGCGCAAACTCATCCGATATGACGGTTGAGGTGTGGTTTCGTCAAGAGTCTAGAAACAGCTATCGTCAAACCTTATCCGCTGCTCTTGAAACCACCACGACCAATCGCAGATTCCTTATTAATATAGAAAGATACGGTCAACCAAGGTTTATTATGTGGAACACATCAGGTTCTGGTATGGGAACCAATCTCAGTACTACGACGTTTTCCCTTAATACTTGGTATCATATAGCTTGCACTAAAATTGGGAATACTTCAAGCATATATATCGATGGCTCTTTAAATAAGTCAATTACGTTGAGCGGGACGTTAGGAACTTGCAACGTATTCGGTATTGGAGAACGGCAGTTAGCCAGCCAGGATGTATTCAACGGTGATATTGCACGAGTGCGAGTTTACAGCGATGGATTAACGTCTTCAGAAGTCACTCAAAACTATGATGCAGAAAAAGCATATTTTGGAAAAACATAATGGCAAAACTTTACCGCATATTAACCCTCGCACAAGCTGAAAATTTCGACTTTGATCTCGTAGAAGATTTCTCGCTAAATGATTCTCGTAAATCTTTAGACGGCAATAAAGTTGTGGTTCAGTATAAATCCGAACCAGACGTTATCGATTCTAGTTTCTACACGTTAGACGAGATTCATCAGGTCATATGGAATACGGATTGGTACGAAGACATCGACATTTAACTATCAATATTTTACACAATGGCATTTGCATGGCTACAGCCGATTGGTATGTAGCTGACGAGCTAGACGAGCTAGACGAGCTGTAATTTTGTTTTTATTATCTTTGCCTTATGGCCGAAGATATAAAAAAGAAGTTAGCCCGTTACGGGCTTACTGGTTTAAACAAGCCCAAGCGATCCACTAGCGGTGGAAAATCTCATGTTGTTGCCGTAAAAGAAAACGGAAAGGTTAAGATTATTCGATTTGGACAAGCTGGTGTAAAGACTAACCAGACTGCTGGGCAAAGAGAAGCTTTTAAGAGCCGTCACAGAAAGAATATCGCAAAAGGTAAGACCAGTGCGGCTTACTGGGCGGACAAGGTTAAGTGGTCTCCAAGCAAGACTAAATCACCTAGCAAAAAGTGGGTTAAAGGGTCATGAATGCGGTCAGAAAAGACAAGTCTACAAAGCTGAATGTCAGCAATAATAAGAAGTCTGTTGATGCACCTGATGGTTATCACTGGATGGTTGATCGGGGCAGATATTTTCTCATGGAGGGAGATTATAAACCACACCCTGGGGCTGTTAAAAAAGCCGAATTCAAAATAGCGAATCATGGCTAGTACAGCTGTCAAAAGGGATCCTAAAAAGTGGGCAGCCGCCAAAGCTAGAGCTAAAGCAAAGATGGGGGGTAAACACTCTGCTCGCGCTATGCAGCTCGCAGTAAAGTATTACAAAGATGCTGGAGGCACATACTCTGGCAAGAAGTCTAGCAGCAATAAGCTTTCTAAGTGGACTAAAGAAGACTGGGGTACGAAATCTGGCAAGAAGTCTAGCGAGACTGGAGAACGATACCTCCCAAAAGCAGCTAGAAAAGCTTTAAGCCCAGCTGAATATGCGGCTACGACAAGAGCAAAGAGAGAAGGGACAAAACAAGGAAAGCAGTTCGTAGCTCAACCAAAGAAGATCGCTAAAAAGGTCGCAAAGTACAGGAAATAAATAAGTTATATATTTGTCACTAAAATAAAGACATATGTCAACAGCAAAACTAAAAAGAGGTGATTCAGATCTCGTTTCTTTCGGGCAAATGGGCGGGGCTTTTGTCAGCGTAGGTTCAGATGCAACTATTCCCGCAGGGCTTAGTGTGGTCGCTGTAACGTGTTTGTCTGCTAACACGCAGATCCCAAATGGAGCTACTGGGTTCCCTCAAATGTCTGGACAAAACATCCCAGCAGGAGTTACTATTTACGGAAGATGGGATGGATCTACATTCGCTTTAGGTGCGGGTTCAGCCATTATTTACTTCGGCTAATAAACTAATTATAATTTAATGGAAAACGAAAACAACCAGCCAGAAATGGCTACAGAGCAAGAGACCAGTACTGGTTTTTCTTTTGTTTCTGAAGAAGAGGTGGCCGCTGCGATGCAGCCACAACAGACTATGGAAGAACCTGTTGAGCAAGGATATCAGCAGGACGAACAAGAAAGTTATGTAGAACCTCAAGATGCGCAACCAGAGGTTCAACAAACATATGCAGACGAAGATTTAGAAGGAGCGGTCTTTAATTTTCTTAGCGAAAGGCTTGGAAGAGAGATTAGTTCTTTTGATGACCTTCAAATGCAGCAAATGCAGGAGCAGCGCGAGATGGATGCGAGGATTGCGGCTATCGCAGACTTCGTAGAAAACACTGGTCGTGATCCAAGAGATTGGTTTATTTATCAGCAGTTGAACCCTTCCGAAATGGATGATATGACTGCTATTCAGGTGCAAATGGCATCTGATTACCCAAACCTGTCTCAGGAAGAAATCAGTTTGTTAGTATCTAGCAAATATAAGCTTGACCCCGATGAGTTCTCAGAAAACGAGGTTAGGCTTTCGCAACTGCAAATGAAGATCGATGCAGAGAATGCTCGACGAGGGATTGACGAATTGCGATCGCAATATGAAGCCCCAGATGTGTCAAGAGAATCTGAATCGATTGTAGACGACCGTTGGATTTCTGAAATGCATTCCGAACTAGACAGCCTTGAAGGGATCGAATTTGATCTTGGGAACGGCAAGAGTTTTACGTTCGGTATGGATGATAGATACAAAGGTCAATTAGCGGATAAAAACGCTCGCCTTGACGAGTTCTTCGATCCGTATGTAAACGAAGACGGGAGTTGGGATTATGACAAGCTAAATATGCACCGCGCTTTAATTGACAATGCAGACTCTATTATTCAGTCTGCTTACAGACAAGGTATGTCTGACGGTCAAAGAGGTGTTGTGCAGAAAGCAGCGAACTCTACACCTTCTTCTCCAAATCAAGGAAGGACAATGAACGAACCTGATCAGCTCTCACAACAATTAAGAGAAGCTATGATGGGGAATTCTACTTTGACTTTTAAATTATAAAATAAGAAATTATGGCTATTGAATATACAGGTAATGGGGCTTCAAATATTGCTCCCAGTACATTAAAAGCAGACCCATCCAAATATGTTTCTTTGGGTGAATTGATTGGCGATTACGCTAAACCAGACAACAGAGACCTGTTGATCAACACTTACGGTGATCAAGGTATCACTGGATTTTTGCAATTGACTGGCGCTGTCAACAACGCTGGAACTCAAGACGAGGTTCAGTGGTGGGAAGAAGGTCGTTTGCATCCAAAACTTGTTGGAAGCATCACCACAGCAACGCTCACTCTCTCCACGCCTGCTAATGGCACTGAAATCGGACTGAGACTTAATGACGTTCTCTTGACTGATGCTGGCGAACGACTCGTAGTGACGGGGATTGTCGCAGATGGCGCTGATGCGGATACACTCGAAGATGGCTATACGGTGAAGAACATGGCTACAGGAGGTAACCCAACTGGAAGCTACTCTAGCGCTACCTTTGCCCTTATTGGAAACATCCACCCTCAAGGCAGTGATCAGCCAGAACGATTCAGAGATCCAGGCGTAAAGAAGTATACAAACCCTTACATCATTACAAAGGAGACGTATGCTGTCAACGGTTCACAAGCTACTAACATCGGTTGGGTAAACATTGGAAACGGTGATTACAGATGGTACGTAAAAGGTGAAATGGACACTCGCAAGAGATTCATGAACCAGCGTGAGATGATGTTGTTGTACGGGCAGTCTAGATACAACGTTGACGGTTCAGAAAACACAGTGGGCGCTGATTTGGCTATCAGTGGCGGAAACGTTACTGGTTCTGAAGGTTACTTCCAAGCTGTTGAGCGAAGAGGATTGACCGCATCGGTATCTGGAGGTGCTAACAATTCTTTCGCTTCTATGAGCGACATCGACGGAATCATCCTTGAGTTGGATAAAGAAGGCGCACCAGCTGAATACGCTATGTACGTAAACAGAGCTGTGTCTTTGGATCTCGACGATATGTTGGCTAGCGGTATCGCTACGCAGGTAACTGCAGGCTTGCCAGGTCAGTTCGGAGCGTTTAATAACGATTCTGATATGGCTATCAAGTTGGGCTTCAAGTCATTCACTCGTGGTGGTTACACTTTCCACAAGCATGACTGGAAGTTGTTGAACGATCCTATGTTGGGTGCGGTTGGTGACATCAAAGGCGCTATGGTTCCTTTGGCTAATGTTGTTGATCCACGCACTGGTAACAAAGCTCCAGCATTGGAGATGAATTACAAAGGAACGAACAACTACAACAGAGACATGGAGCACTGGGTACGCGGTTCTATCTTGGGTCACACCAACATGAGCGAAGACGTAGCTGAGTTCTACTACCGCTCTGAGTGTAACTTGGTTACTCGCGCTGCTAACCAGCACGTTCTCATTAAGTAATTAACCTGAACTGACAGAGAAGGCCCTTCGGGGCTTTCTCTTGATGTTCATAATACTTAGGAAGATGGAAAATAACCTTATCAGACTTTACCCAGAGGTACTTTCAAAGACAGTGACTATCACTACAACAAGCAAAAAGCTTGTTCTTGATGCAGCCACTATCGAGCTAGATGTTGCCGCTAACGCGGCTGGCGTTGCTGAAATTCCTTTGATGGAGCCAGGTCTTGTTATCGTTTTTAACGCTGGAACAATTGGGTCGGGCGGCACAATCGCCTTAACCGACCAAGACGGAAATGTCTACGCATTTAACAACGCTTCAGACTCAATTACTTTAATTGGAGCTAGCGGAAGCGATGACTTGAACGGAGCTCGATATCAAGTGTTGGCTAACACTAGCGTTGGCGTATCGTAAGCCTCAATAGGTAACTGAGTGGGGAGAATGGCTCCCTACTCTTTTACTATCTTTACAAAAAAAAAACATGATTAAGAACGTATTACCCTTTTTCTTAGACGGCGGGATAGAAACTATATCTTCAATTGGAGGTGGAACTAAAACGTGGAGCGGCAAGTCTAGCTTCGTTGAGGTTTCTGGAACTATACCTTGCACTTTGTCTATAGGGGACAAAGACGAGAATGGAAAGCCAATCAAGCACGGGACTATGCTTGTAGTTACCAAAACTGGAGCGACTGGACAGATTAGTGTTGACCCTACCTCTGACTTTACGAGTGATGACACTTTCAGTCTGAGTACAAGTAGAGACGCAATACTCTTCATGTACAAGGGTCCCTCTTCGTCTAACGTTCTTGGAGAGTGGATTCCATTGACTCGATTTGAGGTAGATACCAGTACATTTACGGGAGGCGTCGTCAGTGGCGTCACAACCTTTAATAATAATGTAACGCTCGGTAGTGAGGATTCTGACATTCTTACGATTAATTCTGAGATCTTGTTGGCTGGAGATCCCCCTTCCGTTACTACGGATTCTGCTTCTGGAACTGTAACAATATCTGCAAATTCTGTTGATGCTGCTGGGGTTCTTTCTTTTTCTGGGACCTGGGCTAATGAAGAGCAAGTAACTTTTACTTTTAATAATGCGTTTGACAATCCTCCAGTCGTTTTGTTTTCTTCTAATGGGGTTTCTGCTGC